CAGTCCCAAGCAGATAAAACAGACGCCGCCCAGAATAAACATAGTCCAATGCGTCCAGCCCCGGTAAAGCACCTCCACGAGGTTATATAGCAGGCCCCCTGTTACAAACAAAAATAAATACTTAAAACTCTGATTCATCTTCGCTCCTCTTCGCCATAGCAGCTATCTGTAATAAATATGCTTTCAGCACCTCCGACTGGTACTCTTCCGGCACATCCGCACCATAAAAAATCCGCTGTACCTCCTCCACTGTCTGGCAGTCTGCCAACCACATATTAAGGGCATTACAGTATGTAGTGTGATAACTGACATGGAACATAGCTGCCTGGATAATTGCCTGCATATCTGCGGCACTGTAATACCGACATGGCTGACCGTCTGCGTGGTACTCTAACACTTGTGTCCCTCCTGCCAGCTGAGCCTGCTTGCCGAACAGATTAAACTGGTCATGTTCTGTTAGGGAAAAATGTTCCGTGCTGCCACCCTGCAAGGTAACACTAACTCCCCTGTAGATAATCCTCTCGCAGGCTGTGGAGACCTCCTGATACTTTGACGCCTTAGCTACTGCCAACAGCTCCTCTGGTGTCGGTACAAATGGTTCTGGAGGCAGTTGTTCTCCTGGCTCCCCTAGTTCCTTTGGTGGTTGGTACACACTGCCGTCATCAGACAGGTACACAGTCTGGCCCTCATTCCGATATACTGTTTTGTACCCTGGCAGGTTTGCACACTGGATGTTGCCGGATGTGTACACCTGGATGTCTCCAAACTCTTCCGGAATATTATCTTCAAATGCAATCCGGATTACATGCTGGGAAATTGGCTGTATGCTGTTGATTTCGTACTGCCGTTTCTCTTTGTTGATACTGATTTTTTCCATACTTCTTTTTCCTTTCTTGATTTTTATGTATATAAAAAGAGCCTGAAAAAGCTCTGAATTTTCGAATTTATTTAATTTTGACTCCCCTACTCAATGAAATAGTGAAATAAACGATACTATCATCAGAGATCTGGCATCAAAGATAGATTCTAATTTTATTTCAACAGATTACACCCCTTCTTTTTTTATTGTGCGTATTGCCAATACAGTTATGGCAAGCGTATTTGCTGATGTAAAAAATCTAACTGGACGAGATACTATTATGCCTGCCGGTTCCATTCCGACAGACTTTGTTCCTCCATGGAGTGTCAATCTTGCAATTCAGGGGCGGAGTGAGCCTACATGGGCAACGGCATCATACTACCCATGTACTCTAAGTATAAAAGAGGATGGTTCTGTTGACCTTGTTACAGGTGCAAATAAAGATAAAGTCATGTTCATAGCGGGGGATATGCTATATCTAAAAAAAATAACTCACACGCCTCTTTAATACATAGATTAATTTCTCACTTTTATACGGTTTGAGCATCCACAATTTCCCCAGGACTAAATGCTCTCCATGTTTTGCCATCACTATCCCTCAAAGTTCTTATATATATCAACTTAGAAAAAGCATAGCCAGGAGAATGATGTGGAATATAAATTTGTATATTTCTAAAAAGATCGCGTGGATCTGGTGACCGCAGAGATACAATTGTGACCAAACACCCATATGAATATGCACCAACCGGAAATCCTTTTGTCTTAGGAGCATTTGCTTCTCCAATTCCAACGTCTGATATGGTTATTCCTTCCGGTTGCCCAGTCGCTAATGCATCCCAATCATTCGGGTTATTCACAAATCTTATGGCATAATACCAATCAGTATCCCATGTACCGCTCGACATCCGGAGCTTTTGAAAAACTGGATTGTTTGCGGCCCTGAGATTTTTGTAAACAACGCCCCATGTTGATGAATTTCTGCAAAATATATATAATGCTTCTGCAGCATGCATGTTGTAAAGTATCCTAATACTGCGATCGGGCATGGTACGATATTTCTCCTTCACCCACATAATTGCATCTGAATCATCTTCAGATATGACTTCTATTTCACTATTTCATTTAGGCGTCCTTCGTTCTCATCCTATACCAGCTTCATAATTTTAGGGTAAACTTAATAAGACGGCCAATTTTCGCCCGTCTAGACCTGTTCTATCCTCGAATTTATGCGTATTTTCTATGTGACGCTTGTACGTTTTCTTCCTTAATTGTACAATAAATCATAGTGGTATCCAGTTTCTCGTGTCCCAGGAACTCTTTTACTTCCTCAATCTTCATCCCTCTGGCCAATAAATCTGTTGCAATCGTGCGCCGGAACCGATGCGGATGTACATTTTTTACTCCAGACCGCTTTCCCAGCTGTCGCAACATGTATTGTACTCCGGCGATAGTCAGCCGAGCATGAGGGCTATCCAGGGTTACAAATAGAGGCCGGTCTTCCAAACCTTCCTCTTCCCTGGTCCGCAGATATCGGCGCAGATAAAACTTTGCACTGTCTGTCAAATAAGTTTTTCGTTCTTTGCTGCCCTTTCCGTACACAATCAGCTCCTGGCGTCCCATTTCTATATCGCCAACATTTAATGATACTAATTCCGATACCCGGACACCAGTCGAATATAAAAATTCCACCAGTGCCCGATCCCGCAGACTATTGCAGTTTACCCGTAACGCCTCTAATTCTTCTGCCGAGAATGGTTTTTTTATCACTTTTTCCAATTTTAATAAACCTACTTTTTTGACGGGATTGCTATGTACCAGTTCTTCTGTAATCAAAAAGTCCCAAAATGATGATAGATAGTGCATCCGGGTCTGCATGGTGGACATCGAAATTCCCCTTTTCTCTCGCATAATCCCATAATAATACCTCAAATCCATTCCGGTGATGTCCTCAATATTTTTTCCCAGGAAACCTAACATATTTAAGATTTCTCGGCTATACTGTCTAAGCGTGTTATCCTGACGGTTTACGGCCTTTTTGGACGCAATAAACATCCGAATTTTGGCTTCGTCACCGCTCTCACCTTTAGGTACCAAATCCGTGCATTGGTCACAAACCTCTTTCCCGTGGAAATTAATGTACAGCACATTCCGCAAATGCTCTAACTGTTTATCCTCTAGGTGCGGTACCATCTCATTAATTACGTTTTCCAGAATCTTTGTTACCATAAAAGACCTCCATTCTATAATTCTATAATGTTAGAATATCATACTTCTAATTTGGGAAGTAATTTTCTATGAATCATAGAGTGGAGACTTTTAATGACTCAATTAATTAGTGATTTGAGCCATACACTTTCAACTGACATCCTCACATATGCAATTTCGAGTAACTGCAAGATCGGGTTTTCTTCCGGAGCATTCATAGGAGAAAATTATACAGGCGATTTTCCAGACGATGGTCTAAAATACGGAACATGGGAGATTAATAAACGAACCAATAATACAATTACCGTTAAGGCGTTTACGCCATATAAGTCTACCATGTGGATTAATTCTTACGTAAATACTGCCGGATGGTCCGGATGGGAAAAAGTTGTTGTTTTTAGCGAAATGCAATTTTTTTCATCTGATATAATTACAATACCGCCTAATGGGGTTTCTGATGTAGTGTTTGATTTATCTGGAAAAATGAATGAAATTCATTATGCATCATTAATTATTACGGGACATAATCGTTCGTTTGCAACATTAATTAATGCTTCTGTAAAAAAATTAACTTTTGCGGTGTATAATTTAGAAAATGCCGAAATTAAAATTGCGGCTTGGGGGTTCGCCATCTAATAATTTATCAATTTGTTTTAACACATATAGGCCACGCCGAAACATGGAAGGGCTGGAGAAAATTCGAAGGCATTGCTATGTAGCTAATTCCTCAAAGTTACCCCCTATAGATTAAGTAAAGTAAAGCACTACAATAGAATTCGAATTTAAAGTAGTTTCGTCGGGAATGCTAGCACGCCGTTCCCATAAATATAACGCAATATTCCCATCAACTCCAATATGATAAACGTATCTTGTATTTAATAAGTCGCTTTCTAGAACGTCAGTTAATTCTCCGTTCGAAATACTGTTAGCGCTACCTGCTAGAACTATTCCAGTTGGTTTTCCCATTGACCAACCTAGATGTCCAATTGCGATATAGAATTTACAAGGTGGTACGACTATTGAAGTACCAGTATATTCATACGTATTTGGAGCATCGCAACGATGTGCCCCAGATATTCTCTTCATATTAAAAGTAAGTTTATCACTATTTAATCGAGTAATCTGATCCCACAGCGCCTTCCCCTGGGCAGCTGCCAGCGGCAAATCAACAGCGTCCGAAGCACAGTTATTTACGATCTGGCCTGCATGTAATACATACTGCATCCCGGCTTTAAAATTCCTGTAAAACTCAAATATGTTCATATTTGATTTGATTTTTTCCAAAAACGCCGGAAAGCCTGTGATTCCAGCTGCCGTTCCGGAATCATCAAACTCTGGATTGTTTAGCGCCTCAACTTCCTTTTCAAAAACCTCTTTTGTCACCAGGGCATCCGGCGACGTAATCACGGCTATGCTTTCAATCGCGCCCACGATTGTTTTAAATTCAATTTCCGCAAATTTTTGTACTACGCTGTTTTTCGCGTAAACATATTGGGGATCGTCTGTTAAATCCAAATAGGCATATAAAATTTCCCCTTCGTCTGGGTCCTCTGCAAACAGTCCCGCCTCCGTAATTATAAAACCAGACTCAACATCTGTGGAGTTGATTTGAAAAACCACCGTGGCTTCTTCATTTTTTGAAGAACATGAGGAAATTTTTCCATCCATTTTATATTGGTTTAATCCAGTCATTCCTGCCGGATCCCAGCCCTGCGGGACCGAACCCGTTCCCACAGATGCCCGCGTAAAAATTAATTCCTGATTGGATGCTAAGAGTTTTGCAATCAAGATCATTCCCTTTTTAGTTATAATCGTACCTGTCATTTTTGCTCCTTTGGTTTATATACAATTTTTGTGTGATTAAATGTAACTGACCTGACCTTTATAAATTCTTGCTGAACGTTGTGGGAGTTCTTGTCCACAGGTTCGGCTTTTATCTTTATAGATACAGTTCGTATAGCCCCAACAAGTATTTTCGCTTCTTTACGTCGGTACACTATCCCGGTAACCAGATACCAAAGATTCGCCGGAAGGAACTGATCCAGCATTTGCTGGGTTTCTTGCAGTAGGTACTCTGATTCTGGTT